AGTGGTTTTTACAGAGATATAGAAATAAAAGGTGGTATGGACGACCAAACTTCCGACATTGAAGATAAATATGACGAACTTGAAGGCGTAAGTAAAACAGAATACGAAAATCAATTTACTTTATACGAATGTCACTGCTATTTAGACCTCGAAGGCTACCAAGATACAGGGGAAAATGGCGAATCTACTGGAATTAAGCTACCCTACATAGTAACGGTGTGTTATGATACCCAAGATGTGCTTTCAATACGTCGTAATTATAGAGAAAACGACCCTATAAAAGAAAAAATCCAACATTTTGTACAATATAAGTTTACTCCTGGACTAGGTTTTTATGGTTTTGGATTAATTCACTTACTTGGCAACTTATCTCGTACAGCTACAGCAAATTTACGTCAATTAATTGATGCTGGTACACTTTCAAATATGCCAGCTGGCTTTAAAGCACGAGGTTTGCGTATAGCAGACGATGCTGAACCATTGAAACCTGGAGAATTTAGAGATGTTGATGTTCCCGGAGGTGATTTACGTACAAGTTTGATGCCTTTACCTTATAAAGAACCATCAGGCACATTATTTCAACTTATGGGCTTTGTAGTAGGAGCCGCAGAAAAATTTATTGGCACTACAGATATGTTAGGGAACAAATCACAAGAAATGCCAGTAGGTTCAGTGATTGCTATCCTAGAAAAAGGCGCGAGAGTAGTAAGTGCAGTACATAAAAGATTACATTCTAGTTTAAAAACAGAATTACGTATGTTAGGTAGATTGTTTGGTGAAGATCCCACCCCTTATCCGTATGAAGTAGGGGCTGACCAACGTATAAAAGCCCAAGATTTTGATGAAAGAGTAGATATTTTACCAGTAAGCGACCCGAACATTTTTAGTATGTCGCAACGTGTAGTTATGGCACAAGAACAATTAAAACTGGCTCAAGCTGCACCAGATTTACATAATCTATATGAATCATACAAACGTATGTACGAGGCTCTTGGTGTTAAAAACGTAGACCAAATTTTGAATCCTCAACGTCCTCCAACCCCAAAGGATCCAGCTACGGAAAACCAAGAAGCCTCTATGGCAGCACGTGGGCAAATCAAATTACAAGCATTTCCAGAACAAGACCATGATGCACACATTGCTGTACACCAAGCATATATGAATTCAAAAGTGGCACAGTTACAACCAGCAGTATTATTAGTTTTAGAAAAACATATTTTTGAACACATTGGTTTAAAAGCTCAAGTCATTGCACAAAGCCAAATGCAACCGCAAGATATGCAAAATCCAGATATGATGGCTGCTAAAATAGCACAGATACAAGCACAGTTGATGGCGGAATATTTACAAAAGAATCCACCACAACAACAAACTGACCCACTTGTTGCAATTAAACAACAAGAAGTTGATATCCGTAAGCAAGAAGCACAGCAAGATGCTATGGCTGACCAAGCTAAATTACAACTTGATGCGCAGAAGTTACAACAACAAAATGCTATACAACGTGAACGTATTGATAGTGCCGAGGATATTGCAAGTATGAAAGTAAGACTTGCACAAGAGCGTCAACAGAATATAATGAAACGAACTGGAGGTTAATTATGAGTGATAGAAAACAACAATTATTAGATTTATTAAAAGACAAACAAGAAATGGATGAAGATACATCTGATATAGAAGCAGAACTTTTTCAAATGGATGAAATGGAGAAAGATATGGGTAGAAGTGATGGATCCTCAAGAATTGGAGAACAATCTGAAAAATTTACTCCCAAGGAACAAGAAAAATTACAAGATGCAATAGAAGAAAGAAAAAAAGTTCTTGAAGAATCTAAAGATGAAAAAAGAGCAATAAAAAGATCTATGGGTTCTCCAATAACTGGTGAAAAACTTAAAACTGTTGGTGGTGGTATATCGCGTGGCGGTGGTATCGCTGTAAAAGGTATTAAGTTTAAAGGAGTATTTTAATGGCACTACCTATAATTGGTTCAGCTGTGGGTTTAGTAGGTGATATTGCTGGCACATGGATGAAAGGTCGTGTACAAAAACAAAAAGCTGAAACAGAAGCAAAAGTAGCTCAAATAAAAGCAAAGGCGGTGGTGTATGAAAAACAAGCGACTGGGGAACTGGACATGGAGAAAACCCTCACGGAACAAATGGGTGGGTCTTGGAAAGACGAAGCGTGGACAATCTTCTTTATTACCGTACTTACTGCCTGTTTCCTCCCTTGGACACAGGGATATGTCAAAGAAGGGTTTTTATTTTTGGATAGTAGCACTCCTGATTGGTTTGCTAATTGTATTTACATTAGTATAGCAGCGAGCTTTGGATACAGAGTTGGTAAAGCTGGTGTAAGTATGATAAATTCAGTCAAACGTGTTCCTACTACACAGGTAACAAAAATCAAAAAGGGAATTAAAAAATGAATGAAAAAAAATTAAAAGGCGTCATAGCTGGGTTAGAAAAAGCCTCTAAATTACATAAAAAACAAGCTGGAATTTTAAAAGGTATGATGGGTAAGAAAAAAACCACAAAAAAATCTAAAACAGGAAAATAAGTGGACGGCCTTTACATTTTAGAAAAATTACTTAAGATAGTAAAAAGTAGAACTGAAAGTATCAAAGAAACACTTGCTCATGGAGCAGTTAAAGATTTTGATAGTTTTAAAGAGTTAAGAGCAAAACTCAATGAACTTGCTTATATTGAACAGGAACTCAAGTCCCTGCTGGAAGGAGTGAAAGAAGATGACTAAAACACTATACGTACCTGAACATGTTATCAAACAAAAACAAGAAGAAAAATCTGCAGTAAAAAGACTACCTCAACCAACTGGTTGGCGTATCTTAGTATTACCTTTTGAAATTAAAAAGAAAACTGCGTCAGGTTTACATTTACCAGATTCAGTAGTTGAAAGAGAAAACATCGCTACTACTTGTGGTAAAGTGTTAAAAGTCGGTCCTTTAGCTTACAGAGATTATGATAAATTTTTAGGTCATGCGTGGTGTAAAGAAGGTGACTGGGTGATATTCAGTAGATATGCAGGAAGCCGTTTTAAAATTCAAGGTGGAGAATGCAGAATTTTAAATGACGACGAAATATTAGCAACTATCGATAACCCAGAAGACATTTTACATACATAAAAGGAGGACCTAATGGTTGAAGAAGCTACCAAACAAGAAACCAACGAAGAAGAAACTGTTGAAGTTACTCTTGATGAAAAAGAAACTAAAACAGAAACAAAGTCAGAAGAAATCAAATCACCTGAGGTAGAAGTTGAAAAACCTGAAGAAAAAAAGCAAGAAGAAAATGGTGATGAACTTGAACAATATTCTGACGGTGTACAAAAAAGAATAAACAAATTAACTGCGAGATTGCGTGAATCAGAACGTAGAGAAAAAGCTACAATGGATTATGCAAAAGGTGTGCAAGCAGAACTTAAAGATATCCAAACGCAGTCAAAAACTATAGATGGCAATTTTGTACAAGAATTTAAAAACAGAGTAACACTACACGAAGAAGTATTACAAAAGACTTTACGTGATGCAATCAATGCTGGTGACGTTGACGCACAAGTCAAAACACAAACAGAACTTGCCAAGTTAGCTCAAGACAAACAAACACTTTTGAAGTTAGAAGAACAGCGTAAAGTAGCTAAAGAACAACGTGAGGAAATTGGTAAAGAAACTGCACAACAACCCACAGCACAACCTCAAAAAGCAGATCCAAAAGCGACTGCTTGGGCTGCTAAAAATGAGTGGTTTGGTGCAGATGAACCTATGACACTTACTGCATTTAGTATACACAATAGATTAGTAAAAGAAGAGGGTTGGGATCCTCAAAGTAACGATTATTATACTGAACTTGACAAGCGTATGCGTGCAGAGTTTCCACACAAATTTGGAGTTACACCACAGCCAAAAGCAACTGGTCCAGCAGTGACATCTGCGAACAGAGCAGGAGGCAAAACTAACTCTAATAAAATAAAATTATCAGCAAGAGAGGTTGCAATAGCTAAAAAACTTGGTATAACTAATGAACAGTATGCAAGACAAGTACAAAAAATACGTAACGAAAGGGGAGCATAATGACTGATCGTACGCAAAGAACTTCTCAAACAAGAGAAAAAACGTCTCGAAGAAAACCTTGGAGACCTCCGTCAACACTTGACGCACCAAACCCACCTGAAGGATATGTTCACCGTTGGATAAGAGAGTCTGTTATGGGACACGACGATAAGAAAAATCTTTCTGCAAGGCTACGCGAAGGCTTTGAATTAGTTCGCGCAGATGAGTATCCTGAATACGAATCACCAACAGTACAAGAAGGCAAGTATTCTGGGGTGATTGGAGTAGGTGGATTACTCTTAGCTCGTTTTCCTATTGAGTCTAAAATAGAGCGTGATAAATATTTTGCTGGTAAAACAGAAGATCAAATGATTGCTGTGGATAATGACTTGATGAGGGAATCGAACCCAAGTATGCCTATCAGTAAACCTGAAAGGCAAAGTCGTGTAACTTTTGGAGGCAAAGGAGTCTCCGATAAATAACTAGGAAAGGAACCTAAAAAATGGCAAATATAGATGCTGCATTCGGTTTAAAACCGTTAAAAATGCTAGGTGCTGGAACTAACTCTAATGGTGTGATGAACTTTAAAATTCAATTAGCTGGTACTACAGGTACTACAAGTGTAATCGGTGAAGGAACCCCTGTTATACCTCTAGCAAATGGCTTGATTGATATTGTTGGTAACGCAAACGGAGATACTGTTCCATTACTTGGCGCATTCATAGGATGTGAATATACTGGCCTTGATGGCACTCCAGTCTTTGCAAATAAATGGCCTGGAACTGCTTCAGTTAAGTCTGGTACAGAAGCAACCGCACTCGTAGCTGCACACCCTGATCAACTTTTTGCGATCAATTGTGACGCTGCAATGACTCAAGCTGGTGTACACGCAAACGCAAACTTTGCGACTGCTACAACAGTAAATGCAACAACTGGTAAATCAAGTGCTGAATTAGCAGTGAGTACTTTAGCAACAACAAATACTCTAAATATGAGAGTTGTTGGTTTACAAGACACACCTTCTAATAGCGACACTTCAGCTGCTGGTATGATTGCGATTGTTCAACTTAATAATCACTTCTATCGTTACAATGCTAACGGTACTGGTGCTGGTATATAGGAGGAAATTATGGCAATAACTAGAGGACAACTCTTAAAAGAACTAGAACCAGGACTAAACGCCTTGTTCGGTTTGGAGTATGATCGTTACGATAACGAACACGCAGAAATTTTTGATACAGAAACTTCTGACAGAGCATTTGAAGAAGAGGTGATGCTTACAGGTTTTGGTCAAGCACCAGTCAAAGGCGAGGGCTCTGCTGTAGAATTTGATTCATCAAATGAATCTTTTACAGCTAGGTATACTCACGAAACTATAGCTTTGGCTTTTGCTATTACTGAAGAAGCTGTTGAGGATAATCTTTACGACAGATTAAGTAGTAGATATACTCGTGCATTAGCGAGATCTATGTCTAATACAAAACAAGTAAAAGCTGCATCAATTTTAAATAACGCTTTTAATGCAAGTTTTACTTTTGGAGATGGTAAGGCACTTATTGTTACTGACCACCCAACAGTAGGAGGAGGCGATTTATCAAATAAACTAGCCACAGATGCTGATCTAAATGAAACATCTTTAGAGCAGTCTTTAATTGACATTGCTGGTTTTATTGATGAAAGAGGTTTAAAAATTGCACTTCAAGGTAGAAAACTTATTATTCCTACAGCTTTACAATTTGTAGCTGAAAGATTAATGGCTTCTAACTTAAGACCTGGATCAGCAGATAACGACGTAAACGCAATGAGAAACATGGGAATGTTACCAGATGGATACGTTGTTAATCACTATTTAACTGATACAGATGCTTTTTTCATTAAAACTGATGCGCCTAATGGCTTTAAACACTTTGAAAGATCACCAGTCAAAACTTCTATGGAAGGTGACTTTGATACTGGCAATGTGAGATATAAAGCTAGAGAGCGTTACAGCTTTGGTGTTTCAGATCCAAGATGTGTATTTGGAACTCCTGGAGCATAATTTTCTAGGATTAACTAGCCCTATGGACTGACCTAGCAGACGCTTATACGACCATAGGGCAAAAACTTTATAAGAGGTAAATATGGCTAATACAACTTTTACAGGTCCCGTAAGATCACAAAATGGTTTTAAAGGGATTAGTGTGGCTGCGTCTACAGGAGCAGTTACAGAAAATTTTGAAATAAATTCATCTGGCGCTTATGTTGGAACTTTATTACAGGGTCAGGGAGTAGTTGCTTCAGCAGTCGCAAGCACAGCTGGTACTACAGAAGTAACTTTTTCACAACCTAATAATACAATAATTACAAGTATACAGATTGTAGTAACTTCTGCACCAACAATAACTTCAGGAGATGTTGGTTTTAAAGTAGGAACTGCAACAGGTGGCGCTCAATTAGTAACAGCAGCAGCTGATGATATTATTGATGGTGGCACAACTGCTCCTGCTGGCTCACATTACACTTGTACTTTAAATGATACAACAGCGAGTGCTGCAAGTCCAGCTGCTTCACCAAGAGTAAATGTAACTGGTGCAGCTAGAAACATATTTTTGCAAATTACAAGTACTCAGAATGCTTCAGCAGTTGGTGCATTGACTTTTGTAATCGCTTACAAACAATTTGCATAAGGAGTTATCATGGCTGGATCTGATGTCAAAGCAGTCACATTAACAAGCACAGGAGCAATATTTGGTGGACCATCTAGGATTGTTGGAGTTTATTTGAAAACCAACAGTTCAGGTAGTCCAAATTTTGTTGTAAAAGATGGCGCAACAGGAGCAACTGTTTTAGATATTACATCAACTACTTCACAAACGGATTCTATAACTATTCCCGATGAAGGCATAAAATGTAATACGAATCCACAGTTGACAACCCTTACAGCTATCGATTCAATTACGTTTTTTCTGTCTTAATATGGCTACTACTAAAAATGTTACAAGATTACCAAGTGGCAAGTTAAAATACAGAGGCGAAACTTTTAGTGGTTATAACAAACCAAAGAAAACACCAAAAGGACCTAAAAAGTCTGCGGTGTTAGCTAAAGCTGGAACTACTGTAAAACTTGTCCGCTTTGGTGATCCTAATATGAAAATAAAAAAA